AAACGAAAGTAGAGAGCAAAGTAGAGGTAAAAACAGGCAAAAGTAGAAAAGTAGAGAAAGCAGAAACGAAAGTAGACGAAAGTAGAGAAGGCGCTTCTACTTTGCCCTCTACTTTCAGCTCTACTTTGGGGGGGACTATAGGGGGGGTAAATACCCCCCTAAAAGAAAAAGATAAAATAGAAGATGAAGATGAAAGTATCCCCCCAACCCCCAGAGGGGGCTTTGAGAGCGAGCAGAAGGAAATAGATGCGATAGAAGACCCTGCGCTTCGCGCTATGGTTAGCTCGCTAATGTATCCGAACTCAGATATGCGAGACTTCGGTAAGGTGTGGCGAGCGCTCTATGAAGAGGCGACTGCTGGTGATGATGGCTTCGCTAAGTCAAGCATCCTATCGCAGGCCATATGTAGAGACGGGCATGAGCTGTTTGTGGCACTGATGCCCGACCGACCAGACGGGAATGTCAAGGAGCGTCCCACGGTGGAGACCACACTAAACGCAATAGCCCAATTCCGAAAGATGATGGCAGAAGCCAAGGCGTCCACCTTCCTACGAGGCAATCGAGCCATGGCGAGTCTGTCGTGGCTTGTCAAGCCAGACAACTTCGCTAAGGTCGTGGAGGGATGCTATCGAGACAGCCATTCCTCCAAGCCGTCATCACCTCCTCCTGCATCACAGAACTACTCAAACCATATGTGGGATGAAGTCAAGAAGGAGCAGGAGCAGGCCGAAGATAGCGAGGAAATGAAGGCATACAAGGCTTCTGTACTCAAGAGGGTACGAAGAGAAGGCGAACACCCAAAAAATCAACAGCAATGATTAACGAGCAACCACAGCCCCAAGAGGGTGCGCTTCCACTCGCCTCGGAGTTTGTCAAGAAGATCAAAGAGGAGCGGACGGCAGGCCTACCGCCACGATCGGTCTATGATGCGTACCGAGGTATAACACTTGATGATGCGCTGGACTATATCACAGAGCTTGGCAAGCTGAGGGAGGAGCGATTTTCGCTTGACAATGATACTCTGGCACTCGGATATGCAAAAGCGGTGTCTTGGCTACTCGCCCTGCCACATCCAGAGATAGACGACCCGATGAAGGGGCTGATAGTAACAGGTGAGACTGGTACAGGTAAGACGCTTCTTGTGACTCTACTGCGAGATCTCAGTGAAATGCTTGGTGTACAGCGACCATTCTACGACGGTGTGAATAGCCGACGAACTATGAAGCCCTTTCTATGGAATGGTGAGACGCACGCCCTTTGGCACATGGCTGATCTTATGGACAGCACAGATGACAGGTACACCGCCCTGGACTATCGGGTGCTGCATATAGGCGACCTCGGAAGTGAGCCTACTACTTTCCAGCGCTATGGGAACAAGGCGAGTCTGGCGGACCTCATCAACCAGCGATCCGATTATGGGTATCGAGACGCACCGATCGTCGCTACCACAAACCTCCCATGGTCTGAACTTCAACGCTACGGAGACCGTGCAGTATCTCGCCTTCGAGGTGACTGCATCGAGGTACGGCTCGTAGGAGTGCCAGACCACAGAATGAACAGAACGAAAACGAGTATTTAATCCCAACCTATGGACAACGAAATCAAAATTAATGGAACAGTAGCCGTCCTCTGCCCACTCATGCAGGGGAGAAGTAAGTCAACGGGCGCTCTATGGCAGTCGCAGGTGTTCGTCCTTGATACAGGCGGACGCTTCTCCAGCAAAGTGCCGATCAAGCTCTTCGGTGAGACTATCGAGAAGTTCCCCCTGCGAGTAGGACAAGAGGTAACCGCCTATATCGACCTCGATGGACGCGAGTACAACGGTACTTGGTATCCAGAAATCAAGGCGTGGAAGATCGAGTACTCCACGGGCGCTGCGCAGGCCTAACTCGTGTAGGATTATGGATAATCTAACTCAAAAGAAGTCTCTCCTTGTTGGGATAGACCCCGATACGGAGGCTTCTGGGTGGGCTTGCATCAACATCACCGATCGAACTATTCACCTCGAGACTATCTCGTTCCTTGGAGTCTTAGATCGTCTCGACTTCTTTGAAGTCTTATGCTGCTTAGATGAACGTCGAAGCGAGAAGGAGCGCGCCTACCGCTTTGTCCTCGAGGACATCTGGAGTACCGCACACAACTGGCACGCATCACCAAAAGATAACCACAGAGTTGTAGCCAAGAAAGGCTACCACCTTGGGCGGTGCGCTATGGTTGGCGAGCTTCTCCGAGATGCGATACAGGCAAAAGAGTTCCCGATCATCTGCCAAAAGCCACTGCTCAAGCACTGGAGAGGACAAGATGGAAAGATCACCCACTCTGAAATACTCGAAGTATGCAGGCGTCACAATCTGACGCTCACGAAGAGTAAGCTCGCTCGCACCAACCAAGAGGAGCGAGATGCACTACTCCTCGCTATCCACCACCTCGCAACACCTACCAAACTATTTGACAAATGACAATCACACTACTACTCTTACTCTCTGCAGGCCTGCTAGTGATGGGCTACCTCATCTGGACGCTCCACTCACGCCTGCGACTTCTTGAGCGTATGGACGCTACCCGAAAGCGAGACGCACGTGACCTCTCAAAGATGCAGGGCGAGGTAGAACACTACTTCTCCTTCGTGAGCGAACAGCAACACAAGCTCCTTGAGATGCTGGGCAAGGTCAACGACTTCACCCTCAAGCTCGCAGAGAAGGTGCTGACCAAAGGTGAGTACCAAGCCCCCACGGCTAAGCCCGCCATGCTGGAGCGTGTGCCACGCCCCCTCCGCACTAAGCCCGTGATGAGCAAGAGAGAAGAAGCGAAAGAATGAAAGTACTATCACTATTTGATGGGATGAGCTGCGGGCAGATCGCACTGCGAGAGCTGGGCGTGCCTATCGAGAGGTACTATGCCAGCGAGATAGACAAGCACGCTATCGCACAGACGCAGCTCAACTTCCCCGACACTATCCAGCTCGGAGACGTGGAGAAGTGGCGAGAGTGGAATATCGAGTGGGGGGAGATAGACCTCCTTCTCGCTGGCTCGCCCTGTCAGGGCTTCTCGCTCGCTGGTAAAATGCTCGGTCACGATGACCCACGAAGCAGGCTGTATTGGGTGTTCCTTGACATCCTGCACCACGTGCAAAAGCTCAACCACAACGTAAAGTACCTCCTTGAGAATGTGCGAATGCGCCCAGCAGACGAGCTGAGGATAAACGAAAGCCTCGGCATTAGACCTGTTGTGATTAACTCCGCCCTTGTCTCCGCTCAGAACAGAGTACGCCTCTACTGGAGTAACATCCGTACGAAGAGCGAGGGAATATGGAGTGAACTGATCACAGACATCCCCCAGCCAGCCGACCGAGGCATCTACATCGGAGACATCCTCGACGACGAAGTGGACGAGAAATACTATATGCGCAATCTCCCCCTCCCCCCTCAGCAAGACAAAGACCCTTGGATAGCCAAGAACCTCCGAAGCCCTGACGAGAAAAGCAATGCCCTGTTGTCCACCTCCTATAAAGGCGCTCGGGCTAATGGAATGACGTTGGTCGTTGCGGTCGGTTCTCTTAGGTTCTTTGGGGGAGTAGAGTTCCGAAGAATGAAGACAATGAAGTCACCATGCTTAAATGCTCAGTCACGTGAAGATGGTAATAACCAAACCGTAGTAGAGTTGGCGGTAGGTACATGGCGCACACACAAGGTGGACGGAGGCTTCCGAGAAATTGCAGGAGGCAAAGCCCCGTGCATCCCCGCAAGAGCGAGGAACGACGGCAGCGGACAGCCCGTGGCTAAAATAGGCTGTATGCTCCGTAGGCTCACTCCCACCGAATGCGCCCGACTGCAAACCATCCCCGACTGGTACAAGTGGGGATGCAGCGACACGCAAGCCTACAAGATGCTCGGCAACGGGTGGACGGTGGAAGTAATAAAACACATCTTATCACACATCATCAAATAGCAACGACTATGACATACAGACTTTACAACGCAGACACGCTCAACCGCTACGCCAAGGACTGCCACGAGCGGTCGGTGGCTAAAGGCTTTTGGGATGGTACGCACACCGTCGGGCATTATCTGATGCTCGCTTTCGGAGAGCTTCACGAGGCTATCGAGGCTGACCGCATCGGCAAGTGGGCGAAGCTCGACCCCGACACGATAGACACACTCCAGCGTATAGCGGGTGCGCCCTATGCTCAAGAGTTCCTCCGCCTCGTCAAGGACACGGTGGAGGACGAGCTGGCGGACGCAGTGATACGCCTTCTTGACCTGCTGGGGTGGATGCTCAAAGATCGTGCGCTTTCGGAGAAGGAGGTAGAGACCGACTTAGGCGTATCTGCATTCTACATCGCAGGGGAAATGACGCTTGCCGATGCGCTGTGGCCTATCCTTCAGGAGGCGTGCTGCCTTTGTGGTAAGGCAGCTCACCGATACGCCATTCTCTACGCCATCAAGTCCCTTGAGTTGCTCTGCGACCACCTCGGCATCGACCTTATGACGCACATAGAGCTGAAGTTCAAGTACAACGCCACACGACCTGCCCTGCACGGCAAGAAATACTAAGGGACTATGACACGTAACGACATAGCAAAGAGCCTCAAGCCAATAGGGTGGGCGTACAACCATGAACTCTGTACATATAAGGCGACGATGACGTCCGTTGGCGGAGAGATTGAGCTGGAGATAAAGTGTGTCAGTAACTCACCAGCGAAGGCTCGACTACTTGCACTACGCAATAACAGCCCTATCACGGGATGCAGGCTACTACACAAGACCCTCGATAGTGCAATGGAGGAAGCCCGCAATATTATCATAACCGAGGTGTGTAGCCTCTTTGAACTTGACGAACAATGACAATAGACAACATCATCGACCTGCTCATCATCGCTTGCGGTGGGCTTTTTGTTTGGGCGCTCGCAGCGACGCTCACGCTGTGGCACGAACGCAGAGAGCGTGAGCCAAAGGCAATCACCGCGCCCGAAGCGGATGACGTGACGCCCACCGAGATACCCGAGAATGACAAGGGTTGGGGCGTACGACATAGCTATGTAGAGCAGATGCGCACAGAGATACTCAAGAGACTTGATGGGCATGCCTACTGCACCGTGGTTATCAAGGATGGCGACAACGGGGAGCCCCTCACACACGGGGAGGCACACGCCCTGATCCTGCCCTTCCTCAAGAAAGGCTACTACGCCTACCGAGAGCTAACGGGCTGGACAGGAGACAAGGTCACCCGCTTCCGAGTGGCGAAGCACCGAGACGCAGAGCCTACCGCTCTCGAGATCACCGAAGAGTTACTAACCAAGAATGTACAGCTATGACTATGACGATCGGAGCATTCACCACCCTCTTAGTGGTCTACGTTGTCTCAGTCGTGTTGTGCGTGTTCTTCTATTTCCGCTGTGTGGATTTAGAGTGTAAGGTGGACGTAGTCCAAGAGTCCAAGGAAGACCTGCGTGAGAGCCTCACGAAGCACAACTACTCGCTGTTCCAAGAAAAGGAGAAGCTCGCAAAGGAGGTGACCGCCAAGACCGAGGAGATAGACGAGCTTAAACGCTGCACAAGGAAGCTCGCCAAGACCAATCGGTTGTGCATAAACATGTTCAAAGCAATGCGAGCGGAGCTGATGGCAAAAGCCCCATATCCTCCCGAGGCTATCACCCGCAAGCTCATCGACAGAAGCCTGCGACCGCTTGTATGGTGCAAGGCTGGCGACGACGAATGGTGGACAATGGTGAACGCTTGGCGGATACACATCTGCAAGTACTCAGCTGGAGGTGGCTGGTGCGTCTACTCTGTATCGGAGCGCTTGAAAGGTAATCTCGATATGGTCCTCCCCACCCTCAAAGAAGCTAAGGCGGAGGGTAGAGCGTGGATAGTCGAGCAGATATACTCAATGTTCAACCGAGATAATCAAGACTAACTAACAACATATAGCTATGACACAATCACAAAAAGAAAGACTGAGAGCGTGGTGTGGCAACCTGCTTGTCACCTATCGTATCGACTTCTTCCGAGGCAATGCCATTCAGAGAATAGTGGACTATGCACAATACAGAAGTCGGGGGAATGCTGGGGCGATATGGTGGGTTTGCCGTGAAGCCAAAAATCTCGGCTTTGCGCCCGACACGAAGGACTATACCGATCTACTCAGAGAGCTACGGGAGATAGCGAAGGAAGTGCCACTAAGTGACACCGCACAGAGCGCCATCACTCACGTCTTCGGAGGTGATTGGGAGGAGGCGATAGAAGCCATCGACAAACTCAAGAGCGAACGCAACTAAAACAACCAACCACGAGTGCGCCATGCTGGCGGATTTCCGCACGCGACACCTTCCGCGCCTAGAACGGCGTGGCGCACTCTAATCAACACAACGAACTATGACACGAGAAGAACTGAAATCGATGGAGCGCTTCGCAGCCATCTTGAGCTCACGACTGGAAGAGGTCACGGACAAGTACGAGGATATAGATGACCGCATCAAAGACCTTGACGAGGAGCCTGTAAGGGATATATGCAGGGTTATAGACAAAATACAAGAAGAGTATAACGAGCTGGACGACAAGCTCACCGATCTAAGCGAGGCGGTGGAGGAGTTCACCAAGGCGGTACGTGAGATGAAGAAAGAGGCACAGCAATGACACGCGAAGAAGTAAAAGCCCAGCTGGCGAAATGCCCGCTGGAGTGGGAGGAAGATATCGAGGGAATACTTGCCGCTAAGGTATGCCCGCTTGAGAGGGAGGTCTGTATAACCTACCGATTAATCGAAGATGACGTGTATATGAAAGCAGCTAATGGCTGTGGTCGCTTCGTTGGCGAGTTCATCGGTGTGGAAGGTGGAGAAGAGGCGCTCAAAACCATAGCCGAAGGCCAGCGCATCGACTTCGCCTGCCGACTGCTCGGCATTAACGACTAACACCAAGATAATATGTGGCTAACAGCAACGACAGGAATGCTCGGAGATGCGACATGCTGGTATAAGGTAGAAGGCATCCCCGAAGGCTTGACGCTCTCAGAGGCGATAAAATGGATAGGCGACCTAACCTTAGATGCACATGGACACATCAGCGTGAAAGAGGATGGAGACGGCACATACAGCGGTAACGAAGTCGCAAGATACGGCTCTTTTGGAGTAGAGAGCAGTGACAATGATAGGCTTGCCCGCCTTAGCGATAGAGAGGTTGAAAAAATCTCAGCTAACGGAGGATGGGGGCAACTGCACTTCGAAATAAAGCTCAAGAAACTAACTATATGAATGCACTCGACACACAGGTAGGCGGAAGCCACTACAAGGATATGCGCTTCCAGCCAATCGAACTGATCAGCCTATTAGGCTTGGACTTCTTTCAGGGGAACGTAGTCAAATACGTATCTCGCCACCACGAGAAGGGTGGGCGTGAGGACTTAGACAAGGCACGGCACTACTGCCAGCTGGCTATGAGCTACGGCTACGGACGAGGGCGCCTGCCTACTAAGGCGCAGACGGCTCGCATCGCTGTATTCGTCTCGATGAACAGCCTGCCAGCCTACACGGCTAAGCGTTTTTCTCGCCTCATCTCCGAAGGCCTTATGTGTCGCAACTGGGATCTGGCTATGGAGATCATCGATGAAATCACCCAGGGCTACGATGCGCAGGCCTGCAGTACAGACAACTAACGTAAATACACTAACAATATGGAACTATTCCTCGCACGAGTTGCATACAGCAACTTAGATGACAAGAAAGTCACCGAGAGCTACCTTGTGGATGCTCTCTCATACACCGAAGCGGAGGCTAAGGTGTTAAACTTCTTCTCCGACACGACCTCCGATGCTGTGGAGATCAAGACGCTAAAGCCCCTCGGTGTCACTGACGCTGTGGGGCTTGATGTAGACGGAGAGAGCTACCGCTACTACGTTATAGGGCTTACTGATGGGAAGGGCAAGACGACCGCTCGCAGGGTGCTTATCAAAGAGCTCTCCGCAATGGATGCCTGCAATACGATCTCCGACAGCTGGGAGAACGTGGTGACTTCGGTGCGCCTGCTGGATGTGGTAAACGTAATCAGATAGGCTATGCGCGCTGTACTAATCATCGCCGTCGCAGGCCTCGTCCTCGGCTTAATTTTTTTTTTGCCGGGGCTCACTCTTCCGCAAGTCTACCGACAAAGCCACTTCGCTGGGAGGTGGCCTACGTGTGGCATGGGCAACCATGCTGGAAAAAGCCAGACACTTCTCACCACGGTCTTTAATCAAGAAGAATATGAGTAACACGACATTCAAACACTACGTAGCTCCGTTCAAGGATGTATCGGGGAATATGTGGGCGCTCCTTATAGCCTATCCCGACACGGATGAAACCAAGAGCTACCCAAAGATAAAGGAGGTGCGTCTTGGCGTTCCTGCGGTGACGCTGACGACTGAGAGCGAGGATGCTCTTGCCCCAGTAGTCAAGGGCAGACTGGCATTCTCCCTCTTGGAGGAGAGGTCGGACCAGCGGTATAGACACCTCGTGCAAGCTCCCGAGGGTGACGTGTCGGTCGTGCTGATGTATCTTGGTGATGAGAAGCTGCCTGCGAATGGCACTTTGAGTGATCAGTGGATGCAGGCCTGCATTGATAGGTTTGATCCAACGACAAAGGATGGTAATTGCTTTTGGTGTGGCACGCTTGATCCAGAGAGCTACAAAGAGCCAGCCAACCAAGATACGGGGTATCTTGTCAGCTTCGAGGCTAATGACTTTGGACGATTAGCAAGAATACCCGTCACCAGCAGGCCGTTTGAGCCACAGATACGAGTGCAGGAGAAGATGTCACTCCAGAATCTTCTTCGAATCATTCTGTACATGGGTATCGAGGGATGGATGCACGAGCGCCACCGCTTTCCGAATGGACCAGGGGGGGTGCTTCCTGGCCTGCGTAAGAATGTGGTTTTTGCGCTGTCAAGGTATGATGCCGAGGATGAAGTCTTGAACGGAGATGTTATTTCGCGCAGAGAGAGGGGGCTGATTGTAGATACCTCTCAGTTCTTCGAGGACAGCGACACTCCGATGTCTCTTCTGGAGGTGCTTGAGCGTGTTCTTAGCTCGCTTAGCCTGCGAATAGAGCAGTCCAGCGGAATGTACATTGTTTCGGATATATCCTCTCTCGAACAAGGTAACACAACCCCTGCGGCAACGCTTAACAACAAGGATGCTCAACTATCCTTTACTCCAGTCCAGATGAAGGTGCTTGGAGATGATGGTGAGCTGTCTCTTCATGAGAGCTATGGTAATCTTGTCGTGACTACATACACGCACCTTGATTCCGTACGCAAGGGTATGGAGCTTCCAAAGATTGAAGACTACGCCCCGTGGGTGGCAGTAGGAAGAGCTGATGTATCCTCGAAGAATATCCTCGGCTGGCGATTCAGAACAACGGACCCGCTCATGGGTACAGCTAAGACTCCTGCCATACTGGAGGTGGAGGCGGAGACACTCGGTGAGGATGGGCGCTTTTACTCCTTGGTATGGAATCCTAAGAGTATCCACGGTCGAGTGAAGAGCCTAAAGTTTGGCGCAGGACTTAGTCCAAGGGTTACGGAGTACAGTGTGTTCTATGCAAGGGTAGACGGCTGGAAGCGTGTACGTGATGGCGTGTATGCCAACCAAGCTCTAAAGCTGGTAGACGAGGACTGTGTGATATACGATAGTGGAGCCGCCCTCAACGACCTCACCTACGACCTCACCAAGTCGTTCAACAACTATGCAGCGCAAGAGGAGGGAGCTATACGAGGGTATGTGCAGATGCTCAAGTGGTATCGAGATCAGATGAACTCAACAGAGCGCCCGCTTGGACTCAAACTCAATGAGAAAACCCCTTGGACTATGGAGATACCGAACGTAGGAGATATATCTAACTTCTGCCTTCGTCTTGATATGCCTCTGTTACTCTCATTTGGCTCAGATCTCTATCAGGAGATGAACGAGATTACGGGTGAGCGCCTCAAGATGTACTCTAATAATTCGTCAGGACGAAACTACAACCTCGGAGATCCAGAGGGCACGAAGAGGATAAACGACTCGGCTAAGGCAAATAAGGAGTTTACGGACCAGCTAATTGAGGCACGCGTCCCATTCAGTCTGACTGCGACTAACTCCAGTGGAGAGAAGTTATACCTCATATATAATCAGTACAGCCAAACGGGTGAGCTGAGGTGGACGACAGGGCCAGCAGGATCAACTCGAAGTGTGCCATTCCTTTCCTATGGAGGGGATAAGAGCAAACTTAATTGGGGAGGAATAACGCACGCCCGCAGGAACATTGGCGACCAGCAGGGAGACGGGGTGTTTATTCCGCTTCCTCCACGAGGTTTCACACACTTAGAGTTAGAGGTGTTCAGCGTACCTACATTCTACAAGAAGAAGGGTGACAATATCGAACAGTTTACGGAATGGAAGCTGTGGAGCGTTCCAAGTGCAGTACTCGCACAAGCCCCCTCGATGTGGATCTCAGACTACCTCGGGCGTACGGGTGATGATATAGCCAAGAACAGACGGGAGCGGTTTACTTTCAGTGACTCTACGACTGAAAGCTTCGATGACGAACTGCACTTCTCGGCAGGCTATGGCATCCCCTCGGCTTCTCCATCTATCCTGCGATACCTTGGTGATGGGAAGAGCCTTGCTGAGGTGTTCGGTGCAAATAGAGTGGCTTCCGATGATTATCTCCTCTCGGCTTACCGCGCACGTTGCTTCGGTAGAGTCTACGGAGCTTTGCCCACCAGAGGGTATGCGCTCTCTGGTACGTTCGCTTGGTGTAAGTACCCACTGCACCGACTATACGCAGGCTTTGAGTGGATAGCTGTCAGTCGAGAGATTGATATAGTCCAAGGCACAGAACGAGGAACATACCACCAGCTACGCCCAAGGTATGAGGTCACCCCCCGTATGCTTCGCCCTGAACTTCTATCGGGAGAAAAGGATGTGAAGTACGTGGACTACGCAGGCTCGGCTTGGAAGATGATAAGAGACCACACGCCAAGGCGTGGTAGGTAACCAATAAGACCGCCCTCCCTTGCTTTTAAGGGGGGTGCGGTTTTATTTTATAAGAAGTTCCTCGGAATTCTAAATGAACTTTTCTGTGGTGCACCGCAGGACTGCGCTCCGTACCACCCAACACACTAATATACTACGATGAGATATGTCTACTAATATATCAACGCAAGAAGACCGACGAGTGTACCAGCGAATAACAACATGGATAGGCGTAGATGCAGCGGTAGAGGTGAGACGACTGCGCAAGCACTTCGGCTTCAAGAGCAACCACCAGCTGTTTAAGGCTTCTGTCTTTATGGCTATCCGCCTGCTCCAAGATGCAGAGCAGAGAGAGAAAGACCCTGACGATACCACCATTCAAGACGCATTCAAGGCTCTGACGGACTGGGAAGTTCCAGAGTTCGGACGCAGACGACGCAGAAAGAAGGACGGCCACAAGGAGACCGCTGTCCTGCTCGCTCTTTTCAATGGCCAAGTATCAAGTATGTCCAAGATGGAAATAGTTGGCGAGCAGGCCACGCCCTCGCACGCTGATGCTCCGAAGTGGTACGAGCGCTTCATCCGTCTGCACTATCAAGCACTCTACGATAAGTATGCAGACCGAGCCGAGCGCCTCACTGGTGACTCACTCGCTCCTCGTGACCTTCTTCACGAATCGCTCTTGCGCCTGCAGTGCCCTCCGTCGCAAATCACGAGCTACGAATCATACGAGCGTTGGGCGCTTGACAAGTTCAATGAATCACGAGCGACTCATCACAAGCGGGCGGACTTGGATCATCACGAGCCTCATCACACGAACTCTCATCACGAGGGCGGTGGCTGTACTCATCATCACGATGATGCCTGCGCCTGCCACCGCTCCGACCGATCCAGTTACACCCGCCACCCCCTCCAAGATGAAGAGGCACAGGACTAAGGAGTATACTATCTTGATCAACTCAAGGCGGTGGCGTCGTTTGCGGGCGGCCTACTTATCAGCCCACCCCGTTTGCGAGGATTGTGAGGAGAAGGGGCGTACAACGGTGGCTACAGAAGTCCACCATATACGCCCCGTTGAGAGCGTTGCAGGCCGCCCCGTGGATATGCAGGAGCTGGCGTTTAATCCCTGCAACCTTAGAGCGCTGTGTAAGGCCTGCCACATAGAGGCACATAGGGTACTACACTCTAATAGCTTGAGCTCGTCTAAGGAGCGCGCGCAGGCTGAATTGAGTGCCTTTGCGTCTGCCTACCTATCCGAGTGACCGCCTTTGCTGATTTGAATAGCCCGCCCGTTATGGTGCATCTCGTCCTATAGTGGTATAGCTATCTCATTAGGTGTATTGCCACCCTTTGGACTTTGGCGCTGGTGGTGGTCTACTTGCATATACATGCAGGTGGCCGCCTATTGCACGGGTATAGCTATCCCCGTGGTCGTAGCTCTTTGTTTGTCGTCAGTATGTCAAGGATCTATAAGGGGCATACCCCCGCTGTGACTATCCACCTCGTTAGAGCTGCATAGCCTACCACGCTGTATATATACGCTGGTGTGTGCCAGCTCTCACTACGTGCAAAAGTCGTTAGCACTGGTGCAGCCACGTGCCTGCGACTATGCCACACCCCTATATAGGGGTGCAAAAACGCCTGCTGTCACTATCGACCGCAGGCGTTTTTGTTGTCCTATCTTAGTAGTCGCTTAGTAGTGGTCGCACTAGGTCCGATCTTTTACGCTCGTCGTCGCTGAATTCGTCAGGATATCGATCCATAACGGATACTACGTGGTCGTTAAACCACTCCTTGCTGATTTCTCGAAACTCCTTGTTGCTGGTGTGTGCGAGTGTCCATTTAGCGTCACCGATCTCATACGCCTGAAATAGGTAGCTTGCTTGGTTACGATCTTGCAGGCGTTCATTGTCCACGGCTGTCGTTATATACTCATCGTTGTGCTCGTAGCTGGCACAACTCCAGCTACATTCCACGGCTGTACCATCTGTCGTCTCTATCGTGATGCTCCAGCGCTCTTTATATGGGGTGTCCTTGATATAGGTGTATAGCAGCTTTTCGAGCAGGCGTTTTGCGTCGTATATATCTACGACATCTACCTTATCGTATGCCACCAGCCCCCCGCTATATTTGGAAATGTAAAACTTAATCTCGTTGATGATTATGTTTCCTCGCTCGTCGACTTGTACACTGTTGTCGGTGGTTAGCGGCTCTTTGTGGCTGGCTACGTCCTCGTCAAAGTTACCACTAATTACCGACCATGCTTCATCGACCACACTGCTTATATCGTCTGGGGTCTTTTCAGTACCCGCCGTTAGGGCTCTTATAGTTAAGTCGTATAGGCTGTACTCGTCGCTGTCGTCACCGTATAGATCTCGTAGCTTTGCTGCCGCCTCGTTGGTATAGGTGATTTTTACGCCGTGGCAGCCGCCAAAGTCCTCTATTTGCACGTTATGTATAAGGTCGTCATTAATAACAGCGGTTAGCAGGTCTTTGATGCGTGCCACCTTGTATCTCTTGTACTCCTTGTTTAGTGCGTCGTAGATGTACTGCAAGCCTTCTTCTCGGACGTCGTGGGGTGATAGCCCGTTGCTTTCTGCGTACTGCTCGACCATGTAGGTGGCTATGTCGTCGATAGTGGACATGATGTGCGTTTCTGATAGTCTATACTCCTCGTATGCCTGGTACTCTTTGAGGTAGTACGATACTATCGACAGGTCTGTTTTTACCACGTTGTTAGTCTTCGTTTCCATCGTCTGGTATCTTTTTGTGGTTAGTTTAGCTTGCTTGTTCCAAGTGGAGCAGCATACTCCTCGAGGTCGGTGCTGACTCTCACATACTCCCATCCTGTGCCACAGTGTGGCACGAGTAGTACCCATAAGTCAAGGGCTGTGCAGTGTGCAAACATTAGGCCAAAGTGATCATTCAGCTGCTTGCAAGTGCTTTCGTTTAGTTGAGTTAGGTAGTACTGCATGATGTCAGGGTATTCACCCGTCTCCTCGTCGATGTCGTAGCCTATAGCTTCGTCTGATAGGAGACACTGGATGCCGTTCACGTTCTTTACTTGGATGAGTTCAGGGATGAAGCTCGTAGCGACGGCGTACGTTGAAGCGTATGCCTTTTGGTTGGTCTGAATAGTTTTCATACCTTTGCAGTGATATTAAAAAAATGGTAGCCCCGTCGTCCGTTGTGAAACGAGCGCGGGGCTTTTTGCGTTCGTTCCTGTTCAAAATGGTAGGGGCGTTTCCCTCTCATTTTGTACTACAAAGATAGGGCAAAAAATCGAAACCTCCAAATCTAAAACGCTATTTTCCAACATTTTAGCCACATTTTCCCGCCCTCCTCGCATTTTTTTTCGACGACCGAAAAATCACTTTCCGAGGAAGAGGGGGAGGCGATTTTTGTGGAAGGGAAGGCCCCCTGCATACCACCCCTCGCTCCCTTTTCTTCGCACGAGTTCTCAAAGTCGCATGGGGGTGTTGATGCAGCTTGAAAAGTTTTGGGGGTAAAGTGGTGTCAAAATGATGCATTTCGCTGGGTCTATGTAGTGCCCTCTACAAAATGACGCAAGAAGAAACCGCATGCTTTCTAAGAGATGGGCTAAAGGCCCTTAAAGCGTACTCCCCAGCGTTTGAGCCGCTAATATCGGCCACAGCGCAAATGTCGGGTGTGTGCAGGGAGTCTTATGCGGTGCTGATGTCTGATGGAATAGTGGTCGAAGAGACCAGTCGTGAGGGCGATTCACGCAAGCGCGCTAATCCTGCATGGTCCATCTTTATTGAAGCATCTAAGGAACTCCGCGCACAGCTGTCCGAGCTTCAGATGACCGTGAGAACGGCCAAGTTCACGAGCGGAGACGAGGTGGACAAGCTCAATTACATACTCCAGCAGGTATATGACAAAGCAACTAAGCCAAAGCGAGGCGACAGCACTGAAAAGCGGGGTCGTAGAGCGGCTGCGAAGCGCTAAGATCCCATACCAACGCTTCAATAAGCTCGACAAGCGTCTGTCGGAGTATATCCGCGAGTGTATAAAGCACCCGAGCCTCCACAACGTGTACGAGCTTCTGTCTATCGAGCGCTTCCTGCATAAGGTCGATAGGTATGTCCTCCGTGATGAAAAGGTGTTGCACTTCATCACGTTCTACGAGCATATCCGCCTCCCGTCTGCCGAGGGTATGGTGTTCTTCGCTCTCACCCCCGTGCAGGTCTTCCAGTTCACCAATATCTTTTGGTTCTACCACGATGACGGGGAAAGGCGGCTTGTTCGTGATGTTCTGCTATTCGTTCCACGTAAGTTCAGCAAGACGACTTCCATTGCTACGCTCTCTGTGTATGACCTCCTCTATGGGGATGCTAATGCAGAGAGCTACGTGGGCAGTAACAGCTATCAGCAGTCACAGGTGTGCTTCGGGGTGATCTCAAAGATCCTGCGCGCGCTTGATCCTCAGCTCAGACGCTTCAAGATCAACCGTGAACAGGTGTTCAACCGAATGCCAGGGAAGATGTCTATTGCGCGCTGCCTGTCGTCTGCTGCAGACCGATTGGATGGTCTGAATGCGTCACTGGTGATCATCGATGAGTATGCGCAGGCGGAGAGTGATGCGCTAAAGAGTGTCCTGACCTCGTCAATGGGTGCAAGGCGAAATCCCCTTACGTTTGTGATAACGACAGCCAGCGATAAGCTCGATACGCCATTTACTGAAATGCTGGATGCCTATAAGTCTATCCTCCGCGGAGAGGTGGAGAATGATAGCATCTTCGCACACATTTTTGAGCCCGATGTGGATGACGAAGAGGGAGATCCTAATACGTGGCACAAGGTCCAGCCGCATTTAGGTGTCACAGTGCGCCCAGAGTACTACGAAGCGGAGTACCAGAAAGCCCAGCTCACGGCAGGGGATATGAAGGCGTTCCGCAATAAGCTCCTCAATATCTTCGCTCGTGACGAGCGTGAGATGTGGATACCTCGTGAGACGATTGAAAAGGCGTTTATGCATGTACCTATGGAGTCTCTTCGTGGCTATCGTGCGATGTGCGCTGTGGACTTGTCCGTCCGTGATGACTTTAGTGCGCTTACGTTCCTTGTCTACACACCCAGTCGTGTCCCCGAGGGGCGCACCAAGGTCTGCCCGTTCCACGCTATCACACATTACTTCTTCCCCGAGGGGATGCTCGCCACGCACGTAAATCGAGAGCTTTACAAGCGGTGGGCGGATGAAGGCTATCTGACGCTCTGTAAGGGCGACAGCATTGATTATCCCCTCATCGTGGATACGATCCTCCGACAGCCCCTCTCTACACTGAAAATAGGATACGACCCCTATAAGGCCCTCGAGTTTACGAACCTCTTACGCTCTACTCCGCAGGTGGGCAAGGCAAATCTGGAGGCTATTCCGCAAACCAATGGTTCGTTCAATACGGCTGTGATGTCGTTTGAGCTGGCTCTGTCTCAGGATAGCATCACGTTTGACCCTAATCCTATCACGGCATACTGCTTTGGCAACGCTGTGATAGACGAGGACCGACTCGAAAACCGCAAGCCCGTCAAGGCTGTGGCTTCGGACAAGATTGACGGAGCTATCACGTGCCTTATGGACTTTTGGCTTTTCAACCACTTCAAAACTATCGTATAAATGACCATTTCCAAATTTTTTACTCGCTTCTTCAAGCGGTCTTACTACGCAGATGGCGATAAGTGCGCATCGGGTGGTAGCGTGCAGGAGTTCGTAAATCAATTCAACGGAGCGTCAGTGTCTACCCCGGACAGAGCAATGACCATCGCAAGCGTATACCGATGTGTGGATATTCTCTCTGGGACTATCGCATCGCTCGAGCTCCAGCACCTAAAGCGCTCGGGGAGTATCTTCCAATATGCTGGAAACACGCAGCTCAACACCCTATTTGCTGGGCAGGCGAATAGCAGGCAGAATTTCTTTATTCTGCTCAAGAACGTCGTTGCTCGACTGCTTCTCTCGGGGAATGCTTATATCTACCCTCGATACTCCTCTCGTGGTGAGTTGCTGGATATAATTCTTCTCGGAGACGGCTCGGTATCCTACGACAAGATCAGTAACACGTACAGCGTATCGGACTACGTGTGGAATATCAATGGCGTGTTCACTTCGGACGAGATTATCCACCTAAAGAACAACAGTCTCGATGGTGGCTATACTGGCGTTTCCACCATTACGTACGCTTCGAGTTCTATGTCACTTAGCGCCAATGCAGACAAACAGACGAATGAAGGACTGCTATCAGGTAACCAAAAGAGCGGTTTCCTCGTGGGCGGAAATGAACTGCAAGGGATTGGCGCACTTGACTCTGATGTGGCAGATAAAGTGGTAGACCGAGTGAATAACGAGATTGCACAGGGGCGCAGAATTGTCCGCTTGTCTGGGTCTATGCAATTCATTGACTCCTCTATTAGCAATGCCGATGCAGAGCTACTTGAGGTGCGCAAGTACTCCGTTCTGGATATATGTCGCTTCTTCGGGGTGCATCCCTATATGGTGTTCGCAGACCAAAGTACCAACTACAAGGAGGCGGAGAACTCGCAGATTAACTTCCTCAACCAGACGCTCCAGCCCCTTATCATGCAAATTCAACAAGAGTTCTCTGTGAAGCTCCTTCCAAGATCAAGGCGAGCATCCGAGCGCATCCGCTTTGACCTCTCCCGACTATTCGCTACCGACCTGCGCACACGTGCAGAGTACGTGAAGAGCAGCGTGGAGGCAGGCGTGATGACTCCAAATGAGGGGCGAATCTTCGAGAACAGAGAGCCTATTGACGGAGGCGACCAGCTATTTATCACGTGTAACGTAGCCCCGATTACCTCTCGTCCGAGCATTGAGGAGTTGCACCCAGCTGGAGACCCTTCCAAAAGTACAGAGGAATAGCGAAAAGTGGTGTCAAAATACGCCATATAACTACGTTATATAAAGCCCAAGATAGATATGAGCGAAACCAAAATACTCGAGCTTAGAAGTAGCCCCAGCGAGCTATCTGCTCCATCACTCCAAAGTGAGGAAAGCCGCACGATTGAGGGGCTTGCCATCGTGTACGAAGAAGAGAGCGAGGTCTTGTATGACTTCCTTGATGGGCGTGCATTCCGAGAGGTTGTGCATAAGGGTGCAGTGTCGGAGGAATTGCTCCGCTCGTCCGATGTCCTCGCCTTATACGAACACGACCGAACGAAGCTCCTTGCTCGAAGCACAAACGGAGCGGGTAGCCTACAGCTGACCATCACGGACAGCGGGCTTCTCTACCGATTTGACGCTCCAAACACGCAGTTAGGCAACGATACGCTGGAACTCCTTCGCAGAGGAGACCTGCGCTCCTCTTCATTCCTTTTCGGTGTCAATAAAGGAGACACACGCTGGGAGAAAAAGGAGGACGGTACGTGGCTTCGTCACATTGACCACTTCTCGTATCTCGGTGATGTGTCGGTTGTAAGCACCCCAGCCTATCCTACCACCACTGCATCCGCTGAACGCTCAAAGCGGGCTCTCGATGAGGAGCGAGGATTACCCGAGCCAACCGAAGAGCCTACTCCCGAACCAGTCCAAGAAGAAACACCCCCCGAGGAAGCTCCCAAGCCAGTTGCTCGTACGCCATTGGCAGAGCGCGCTCTTCGCTGGGCTGATATAACCAAGTCCAACCTTTAACCATTTAACCAATTAACTATGACAAAGGAACAAGAACAGCTGCACGAATTGCACGTGCGATTCAAGGAGCTGCAGGGTAAGCGCCACGCTGGTACGCTGACCGAAGATGAAGAGCGCGAGCTTGTCCGAGTTAGCGAGGATATTCAGGAGCGAAGCCTCAATGCTGTCGCCTCCAAGGCACTCGAACCCGACACGGCTGGCGAGCAGGTGGAAGCCGCTAAGCGCTTCCTTGATGCAGCCACCCGAGCGGTGAACTCGCATCAGGCTGTAACTATCGAGGAGCGTGCCGCCACGATGACCACGAACGTAGCAGCTGCACAGCCTACGGTTATCCAAGATGTCGTACAGCCACTCGAGGCAGAGCTTATCCATACCAAGGTGGGTCTCAAGATGCAGTCGGGTGTAGTTGGTCAGCCCGTATGGCCAGTGCTTGCAGGCGTTACGGCTACCATCGCAGGGGAAAATGTCGCTCTCACCGACCAGAACCTCAACCTCGACAAGATTGCCGCTAAGCCCGAGCGTGTCGGTGTGTATGTGCCAGTGACTTCGCAGGCCATCACGGCAACCAACCTCAACCTCCGAGCTATCACGCTCGAGCGACTTGGGCAGGCTGTCGGTACGGCTATCAACACGGCTCTGTTCGCTAAGACTGCGCCAGTTGCTCCCAACAATGGTATCGGGAGTATCCTCGCTACTCCGTATGGCACGCCTATCACTGGTGCGTGGAACAGCACGACAGCACCCACCATTAAGGACGTAGTAACTATCGAGGCAGAGGTTCTCGGCAAGAATGTCAAGGTAGACGGCAGTGCCGCTTACTTCGTGCATCCCAAGACCTACTGCCTGCTCAAGTCTACGCCAGTAGAAAAGGGTAATCCCCAGATGATCCTTGAGAATGGGCATATGAACGGCTACCCAGTAGTGTCTACTACGTTCATGCCCGAGGATGCTATTCTCTTCGGTGTACTGTCCTATGCTGTCCTTGCCCATCACGGCAATGGTGACCGCCTCTATGCCCAGTACAACGGCATCACGGACCGCATCGACTTCACTCTTAACGGTGACTACTCCCTCACGGTCCTCCGTGCAGAAGCATTCGCCTGCTTGAAGCGTAAGTAATAGCTATGCCCACATATATCTCTCTCGAGGAAGCAAAGAAGCATCTGAACGTAGACCACGAAGAGGATGACGACTTCATTATCGAGCTTATTGATACTGCCGAGGACTATCTCTCTGGGCTTCTCTGCCGTCCGCTGGTCGAGGTGGAGCTGGCCTCTGGCGACTTGCCTCCAGCACTTCGGCACGCTCTCCGAATGATAGTCGCACGCTTCTATGCTGACCGAGAGGGGTATCGTGTTGGCCGCGTGACGGAGCTTGCTTTTTCGCTTGGATCACTCATAGGTAGATACCGATTAGAGCGATGAACGCAGGAGCATTCACACACCGACTGGTGTTCCTCAAGGCTGTAAAGACGCAGAGTGTGTCGGGTGCGGTAAAGGAGGAGCTGGTAGAGAGTTTCCGCTCTCGGGGCTACCTCCGAACGCTTCGCCCGACCTACGATAAAGACGGCTTGCAGGCTCGTGAGGTTGTCGATACCTCGGCTGTGGTGTTCGTTGTTCGTGCTGATAAGCGACTATCTGCCGCTGGGTGGCTTCGCTTCAATGGCGCACTCTATCGCATCGTACTGCTCCAGCCTATGCTTGACAGAACGGTGCAGGTCACAGCTCGCTTTGTAGACGAATAGAGTATGCCTGATGTAGTTTCTCTCAACGGATTCCCCGAGGTCGAGGCCTTTATCGGCAGGCTCAAGGAAGCACCAAGCCCCGAGAGTCTGCGTGAACCATTCTTCCGTGCTGCGGAGGTGTACCAGCAGGATGTTCGCACTACCCTGCCTCCTCTGTACAAACAGCCGAATAGAAATGGGCACGTACCGAGGGGCAACCTCATCAGAGGGCTTCGCAGGCGTATGCCACGAAGGAGTAGGGGCGGTCGAGTGTCTGTGTCGATCGGCTTCCTCTATGTCAATGGAGCTACGGCAATGGGGCAGGAGTCGCAGGCAGCGAACCACGCCCACCTCATTGACAAGGGTACGGCTGACAGATACACCCGAAGCGGGAAGTTCAGAGGCAGGGTGCTTCCCACCCTCTTTTGGACGCACGCGAAGCAGAGAAGCACGCCACGCGCACAGCGAATACTCCTTGCAGGAGTCACGAAAGTCTTAACCAACGTATGAGTATCTATCTCGACAACAACAGAAAATGGCACACCGCCCAGTGGGTGCGTAGCAAGCTCCTTGCGTGTGAGGAGTTGCAGGAGCTTGTGGGGGATAAAATCTACCCAGTGATAGCTCCCGAAGAAACCGCTGGCGACTACATAATCGTATATCGCAGCGCCTATGGTCGTGACCGCGACAAGTCAGGCGACACGCACAGCGAGGCTTATGTAACCGTGATATGCTTCTCCGATAATTACGACGTGTCTATTGAGCTTGTGAAGCTGGTGGATGCTGTCCTTGATGGAGGGCGCAATGATGAGGTCGGGAAGACGATGGGCTGGATCGAAACACGTGCCACGCTCGACGAGTCCGAAGAGGGCTACTCTGATGGTAAGTTCTTCCAGTCACTTACGTTCGAAATATCATAACCAAAACCAATAACTAAATAGCAGTTCTTATGGCAACTCAAACACCTCCCAACCCCAAATACGATAAGAACAAGGACCTCGTCAGAGGCGAGTCGTATAGTATGTTCATCGCTGGGCTGTTCGTACCCTACGTGAAGAAGGATGATTTCAAGTTCACACCACAGACTATCGAAATCTCCAGTAAGATGTCGGGCAAGAGTCCTGATAAGCTCGGTGGTCGAAACGACTGGTCCGCCTCTATCGAAGCGTACGTGTCGAACTCCGCTGGGCATCTGTCCTACAATGCTCTTGAAAACCTTGCCGCATCGGGTAAGGCTGTCACATTCGAGATTTGCGAGGTGACCATCGCAGAGGATGCTGCAGGCCTTCGCACTGTAACCAAGGGTGCAGTTCTCCGTAAGGGTATGGTCACTATCTCCGACCTTAGCAAGAATAGCACTGGCGGGGAGTACGAGACCTTCTCCTGCACGCTCAACGGCTCTGGTCCTCTCAAGGATAAGGCGGATAAGGAAATCGGCAGCACCGAAGCGATTACCGCCGCAGGGATTACGCTCTAATGGACAGCGTGCCATTCCCACTGACACTCCGTGCGGTACTTCTTTTCGAGAAGCTCTCCGCGCGGAGTTTCTCTACACTGAATATCCAAGATGGGGAGCAGATACCTCTCCTCATCTACTGCTTGCAGAGGTGCGAAGAGGGCGGTAGTAAGATGCCTTTCGATGCGTGGGTGTCTGTCTTGGATAGCGTAGAGGTATCGTCGCATCTGTATGGGCGACTGGAGCGCACTCTGGAGGAGCTTACGCCTATTACCGCCTCCCTCTCTGATGCAGGCGGAGGAGATGCCAGTGATGACGAAGATGACGGAACCGACTTCACGACTATCGCAAATATGATAATCGTGGACGGAGGTATTGACGCAGGGTATGTTATGGACAGAATGGAGTTGTGGGAGATACCTGCCATTCTGAACGCCATACAGAAGCGTAAGCAGGAGAGTCTCGAGTATAAGCGTCTATTCACTTGGATGTCGATGCTCCCGCACCTCGCACAAGACTCCGTATGCTCCCCAGAGAAGCTCCTGCCGTTCCCGTGGGAGACTGAGAGCGAGGATGTAGGTCAAGCAATCTTTGACCAGCTCAAGAATGCGAAAATCGTAGTCGCCGATAAGTAATACACACATTCAGCCTACCAGCCTATGGCTAATAATCTTTCATTTTCCGTCCGATTAGATCTGCTTGCGGACAAGTTCAAGCAGCGAGCGGATGAAGCCGTCGCTTCACTCCGTGGCATCCAGTTCCAAGCCCTTGCAATGGTTGGTGCGTTGGGCGCAGGCGTTACTTCTATCAGTAGCTTTATCTCCTCTCTTGTCAATACGGCTCGAGATGCAGGCCGTGCGCGTGTCGTTCTTCGCAATATCAGCACGGACACCCGAGAGTATGCCCGTAGCTTGAAGTTCCTCGCAGAGCTTACGGATAAGTACGGTACAGACCTTATAGGTACTACCGAGGCGTTCGCTAAGTTCAAGGCATCTGCAGCGGCTGTAGGTGTGTCTATCGCAGAGCAGGAGCGAATATTCTCTAATGTAGGCAAAGCAATCGCTTCATTTGGGATTTCTGGGAGCGAGGCATCATTGACTCTCCTTGGGATTACTCAGATGATGAGCAAGGGGAAGGTTTCCAGTGAAGAGCTCCGTCGCCAGCTTGGTGAGCGTATGCCAGTAGCTATGCAGGCTATGGCGAAAGCCGCAGGCGTGTCAATGTCAAAGCTGGATAAACTCCTCAAAGAGGGGAAGCTGTATAGCGCTGAGATCATGGGTAAGTTCTCCGATGAGCTGGCGAAGCTCTCTGGGGACACAAGCACCGACAACCTCGAGAGTTCTCTTGGCCGTCTCAAAAACTCCTTCACCAATCTTGCAGACTCCCTGCGAGTGTACGATAACTTCAAGGCTCTTGTCGAGAAGGTAAAGGATCTGCTGGACTACCTGCGCACACACCTCTCCAACTTGTACATTTGGGCGGGTGGCTTGCTCGGTGCGCGTTTGTGGGGAAAGTTCTCTGCAACGTGGAGCCAAGCGGGGGCAGTTATCAAGGCATCGCAGGCGCAGGCCATAGCTGACGAGGCGGCCGCCAAGGAGTCAGCGAAGCGGGCTAAGCTGGAAGCGCAGAAGGCCCTCGCAGAAGCCCAGCAACAGCTCCAGCGTGCAGAGGCTGCTGTGCAGTCGGCTGGCTCTATAACAGAGAAGGAGCAGAGACGACTGGAGGTAGCCAAATACACTGGCGATGTGCGCTTCCAAAAGGCGGTAGACAACTTTTCCAATGCACAGACGGAGAAGCGCACCCTGCTGAACGAGCATCAGGCTCTACTCCGTGGTCTGCAGAGAAGTGAAGAGGAGGCAGCGCAGAGAGTTGCCAATGCTAAGCTCGCACTCCAACGTGCCAATGATGAGGCAGCCTCTAAGATTATCGCCAAGCAGGAGCAGATAGAGCGAGCCAAGGATGAGCGAGTGGCCGCTGCAAAGCGTGCGCTGGATGCAGCCACAGCACCAAAGGATATAAAGGCGGCTACTTCTGCCCTGAATAAGGCCGACCGATATACCTCCGAGGAACAGAAGGCTATCCGTGACCTGCAGAGAGAGCAGGCTGCGATAGTCTCTAAGAGCCAGCGGGAGTACGACAAGGCTATTGCGGACCAGTCACGCCTGCAACTTGCGAATATCACGAAGCGAGAGCGTGAAGAAGCGCGCTTAGCTGGGAAGCTGGAGCAGAACGCCCGTGCGCTCGCCGCCACTGGTGACGCACTGAACAAGGCTAACCACAACAGACGCGAACTCCTCGCAGAAGCCCGCGCGAAGAATGAGGAAGCGCGCATCAAGCGCCTTGCCGCTCTGCAGGCCTCTGCGGATAAGGCTCACTACAATATCGGAGGGAGAGCTACCAACCTCCCCTCGTCGTCTGCATCGGTTGCTGGTGTGCTGAACACTCAGCGAGCTATCAGCAATGCGGGCAACCTCTCGTTCCGTCCTGCAAGCGAGATTATCGCAGAGCAAACCAAGGCGGCATCCACCACGGTGTCTCTATGGGCAAGAGCTACGACCACGGTAAAACTCGCTTGGGCTTCCACACTGGCGACTATCCGTGGTCTTATGGCTACGATTGCGCCTATGGCGATTATCGCAGGCATCACGGCTATCGTGACCGCCCTTGCGGACTGGTATCGTAAGCAGAAGGAGATTAACGGGCTGCAGAATGAGTACCTCGCCAAGCAGAGGGAAATCAAGTCTACCCGAAGTGACGAGGAGGTGCAGATTTCCCGCCTATTCAGTCTGTATCAGAGCTTAGATGGGAAGCTGGAGGAGCAAAAGACGGTGCAACACCAGTTGGAGAAGTCTCTGGGCTTGCAGGAGGGCTCGCTTGACCGAATTGCTGGTAAGTACGACCGAATCAAGAATGTCGTAAGCAAGATACTCCAGCTAAAGGAGATTGATAGACAGATTGACTTCTACAGCGAAACTGCAAAGACGAACAAGAAGCCTCTTCAAGATCTATATGGGGCGTATCTCCAAAAGGGCGGTAAGAGTCTTTCTGCAGACGATATGGATCGAGTTGGAAAGGTCCTTGCCAAATCATTCTCGCTTTCCGTTGCTCAAAGTAATAGCTACTTGAAGGGGTTTACATACGATAAGGATGTACGAACCTCTACGGATAATCAGTACAAGTTGGGCAAGCTCAAGGGAATTTACAAGGAGCTGTTTGGTGCTGATGCTTCAAGGGAAGCCAAGCGTTTTATGGTGTCTATCTTGGAGGAAGGGTACACTTATCAGACTTTTAGAAATGCTTCTGCGAGCCAGCTGGTTGCCAATGATGCAGAGATAAAGACTAATGAGCTTCAAGTCAAGCGCATCAAGATTGATAGCGAAGCCCAAGGCGGGGTAAAGTCTATCGGAGGGAGCTTCGCTGGTGGCGGTGGCGTGTCAAGCTCCGACGACGACTCAAAGAAGAGCAAGAAGAAGAGCGAACTGCAGCGCACAAGAGAGGCGGCCGCCAAGGAACTCAACGAACTGCATAACCAGCGGGCAGCAGGCATTATCTCCGAAGAGGAGTATCGTCTTGCACTTGACAAGGTTGCCACTCAGTATCGTGAGAAGCTCGCATCACTCCTTGGGGAGAAGGCTCTCAACGACCAGCAGTATCAGAGCCTGCAGACGCATCTGCTTGTAGAAAGGGAGGTAATTGAGGAGAAGGCGAGAAGTGCATCGGAACTCAAACTAATCACAGCGCAGGTGAAATATGGTCTTGCTACGGAGGATGATCTGCGCAGAGCTAAGGCGGAGCGTGCGAAGGCCGAGCTGAACGCCCTTATCAAAAAGAACGGAGAGCTTGATGTAGACGACAAGTATGTCAAGGCTAAGATGAGCGAGATAGACGCTGTCTCCGATATTGCAAGCCTACAACGCAACTACGCTGACGAAGCGAAGAAGCTGGAGAAAGCACGAGAGGAGGGTAGGCTCAAGGAGAATGAGTACGCAGAAGCTCTCGCTAAGCTCATATCATCTACACGTGAGCGAGCCAATCAGACTGCCACGACCACCGAGGGGCAGGAGAACCTCAAAAAGGAACTGGGCGAAAAGCTCTCAAGCGACCTCTCCTCTATCGCTAAGGCTGCCACTCCAGTCAAGGGTGTACGAGATACGAGCTACGACTACAAAAAGGACGAAGCTACGAAGCTCGGAGAGGAGAAGCAGCTTATGGAGGACTACGTTCGCCAGTTGCAGGAGGCTGAAAAGGCTGGGCTGGATGTTGCGGAGGCTCTCAAGCAGGCGCAGAAGGAGACCAAGACACTCGACCAAGCTATCAAGGTGGCGACTATTCAGTCTGACCTCAAGAAGTACCGAGAAGCGGTCAAAGATCAATCGTTTTCGGGCTTGAAGTCCGTTGCACAGAGCGCGCGCCACCTCAAGAGCGCATTCAGTGAGTTGCAGAAGGCGTTCGACCCCGATGCGCAGGCCTCTGCGTGGGAACGCTTCTTTGCGGTGTTTGACTCTGCGACGCAGGGTATCGACACTATCCTCTCTCTTGTGAAGATGATAGAGGGGCTTACGCAGGCTCGCCAAGTTGCGGCTGCTGCAGAAAAGGCTTTGATGCAGGAGCAGATGGTGATGAGGACAATGGTGACTGCAACCGAAGCCTCGTCTACAACTACGGAAGTCGGTCTGACTACGACCAGAATAGCGTCTACGCAGGCAGAGACCTCTGCTGACACTGTTGGGGCGGCTGCTAAGGCAGCTAAGGCTCACGCAGGCATCCCGTTTATCGGTGTGGCTCTCGCTGCGGTAGCCGTGGGTGGTCTGATAGCCCTAATCTCATCTTCGGCAAAGAAGATACCGAAGTTCGCCAATGGTGGTATCGTGCCAGGCGGTGATGGCTCGGGCGACCGAGTCCTCGCTCGAGTCAATCCTGGCGAATTGATACTTAACAAGGCACAGCAAGGGCGACTCGCAAATCACTTGACCTCCGCAGCATCTATCCGTGTGGAGGTAGAGGGTAAGATCCGCGCTAAGGATATTCTGCAGCTAAGTAGTGTAGCTGCTCGACATAAAACACGATAACCAACCAAAACCAAAGACTATGAGTTTTATTGACTTCTTCGACCCTGACGCCTTCTCCAAGACGGAGATAACGCACGCAGCGGTAATCGGTATCTTCTGCTATGTGAGTGTGACTATCGCCCGCTTCCTTGACCTCGCTTCTGCGCTTCTGCGAGACAAACGATTTGACGAAAAGCAGGCTCGCATCATCGTAAGCGAGGGTAAGCTGGAGGGAGACCCAAAGAAGCTCGCAAAGAAGTTCGGTAACGGAGCGTCAAGCAAGGGGTACGCTTCATTCGTCATCAGACTTGTGATGTACTACTTCTGTGTGGCTCTTGCAGGCATTGTCGATGGGATTCTGCTTATGTCTGATGCGTGGTCATACGCTCACCTGCACGAGCTTCCATACATATCAATGTTGGTGACGCTACTTATCGTACATACGGAGTTCACGAGTATTTGGGAGAATAGTCCTAAAAACGTCACGCAGAGCATGGAGAAGAGTATGCGACGCTTCGTGAAGGGGGCTAATGCAATACGCAACAAGGATGTCGAAGAGATCCGAGAGATCTTTGTCGAGCGAGTAAAGAGAGAAGAAGGAGAAGAATAATACCGAAACGACTATGAGCAAGTATTTCACCCTCGAGGAGCTGACACGAAGCCAAACGGCCGTGCGCCTCGGAAAAGACAACACGCCCAACGCCACGCAGAAGCGAGACCTCCTGCGACTGATGGACTACCTCGACGGCATCCGTGAGGAGTTCGGAGAGCCTATCAAGGTGACCTCTGGCTTCCGAAGCTGGAACGTTAATAAGTCCGTCGGAGGCGTAAAGAACAGCCAGCACCTCGGAGGGCAGGCCGCTGACATTGTGCCAGCGAAGAGCCCAGAGCGACTGCGGGAACTGTTCGACCTCATCCGCAAGCGTGGAGGCTACCAGCAGGTCATCTACGAGCGCAAGGGGCAGAGCGTGTGGGTACACGTAGCTATTCCCCCGCTCGGCGAAATGCCGAAGCAGGAAGCGATGACGACGAATGACGGCAAGAACTTCAACCGACTGAAGTAACTAACACAGCAGGGCGGGCGGTAATGGGGTGTCCTCCCGTCCTGCATCTAACCACCCCGACCAAAACATAACTATATGCGACCATTTGGAAGTAAGAGCGACGGCAAGACGCTCCAGCTGGTGCAACGTGGCACGGACAAGCGTATCCCCGTGGAGCTGGTCAAACAGCCTACGGGAGAAGTCCTTGACCCTGCGGAGCTGGAGGAGCTGAGCGTAAAGGTGGCGAGCGAGAGCGAAGCTGGGTGTGCTTCCGTACCGCACTCCGTAGAAGACGGCAAGCTGGTGGTGGAGGTCACGGCAGAGGTGACACGACAGCTGGGGCTGGGTGTGTACACGCTGACCGCTACGGGGCGCATCCCCGACCCAGCCTATGCCGACGGATACCACGACTACGAGATAGTAGTAGACCTCTGTAAGGTGACGAAGTACGGTAGCAACGAGACGCCCATCAAAGTACAGGCTAACGTGCTGGCGGGTCTGAAAGGCAAAGACGGTCTGAATAACTATCAGCTCGCTGTGAAGCACGGCTACCAAGGTACAGAGGAGCAGTTCGCCAAGGACATCATCCCTAAGTCGAACTACGAACGCGCCAAGGAGCTTCAAGGCTTCCAGGGTACGGAGGTAGATTATCTCGTCAGCCTTCAGGGTGCGCCTGGGAAAGACCTTTATCAGGCAGCTGTCGAGCGTGGCTACAATGGCTCCTTTGAGGACTTCCTCGAGAAGCAAAAGGGAGCGCCTGGTGCCCCAGGGAAAAGTAACTACGAGTTAGCTCAAGAAGACGGCTTCACGGGGACGCTCACGGAGTACCTCATAAGCCGCAAGGGCGAGAAGGGCGATGACGCCTATCAAGTCTACCTGCAAGAGACAGACGACAATCCGAAGCTATCAAGGAAGGAGTGGGCAGATGCTATCGGGTCGTTTGCATCACTAATCAAGGCAGTAGTATATGGAACAGAAGAGCAGTAAGCAACGAGCCGAGGAGGCGGTGCTCGACCTCAAGGGCAAGCTCCGACAGCTCAACAAGACGCTCGCAAGCAAGGGCGCTACGATAGATGAGAATGCCCCGCTGGTAGACACGATTAAGGCGGTGGAGGGGATGAAGGAGCAGGCTGTAACAATGTCCATCTTTAAACGCCAGCAATTTTTGGGATATGTTGATGAGAAGCTTCCTCCGATGAGGATTTCAGACAGATACAATCCAGCACTCATTGATTATTGCTTCGCCCAAAACTGGGCGTTGAAAAATCTCCCGAGCATTGAGAATCTTGGTGTGGCGGTCAATCTGTCGTCGTTCGCATCTTCGTGCAGATCTCTCATAGAGGTATCGCTGGGAGCACTCACAAATGCGACCGACATATCAAGTGCATTCTCAGGTTGCGATTCCCTGACGAGTGTAGCCATCGGAGCGGCGCCAAAGGTGACCAATGTATCGAGTCTCTTCTTTTTGTGCGCCAGCCTCAAAGATGTATCAATAGATCTTTCGGGTGGTCAGCTGACCAATTTCACATACGTATTCTTCAACTGTCCAAGTCTCCGTAGAGTTACTGGGACTATCGACTTGTCAAATGCCAATACGTCTACTGCTACATTTCAGGGATGCTCGTCGCTCGAGGAGGTGCGTATTAAGGGGCTTAAGGCAGACCTCGATCTATCCTACTGCGCTAACCTCTCCGTGGAGAGCGTGAAGTACCTCGTGGAGAACCTCCAGCAGGTCACGGGCAAGTCTATCACGCTTGCGAGAGCTTGGCAGACGGCGCACCAAGCAGAGGCGAGGGAATACAGCCAAAAGGCAGCCGCCAAGGGCTTCACACTTAATTTTAGATAGCTATGGATATGATAGAACTAATCGCACCCGAGGGCTTCGCATACGTGAACAGAAGCCACCGACTAATAGGCTACTACCTCTACTGCCCCGATCAGCAGGCGGCCGACCTTTGGGTACTCACGCCCGAGGAGGAAGCCCTCGCACTCGAGGCGCAGTGGAAGGCTGAGGACGAGGCTAAGGCCAAGGCGGAAGCTGAGGCTGGCGATGCTCAGCCCTAAAAGAAAGCGCCCCACCAGTAGGCAGGGCGCATAGAGAGGCGGGGCTGGATAGGATTTATGATGACGAAATCTGAAAGCCAATCTCCAGCCCCAGCTCCTCTCTCCTACAAAGGTAGCAAGCTGTGGCTACCCGACAAAGCATTTACACAGATTTACGATGAAAACAAATAGACTGAGCGTGTGTGAGACGCTCCTTGTGATTATAGCCGTTGCTCTGCTGGGCTACTTCCTGACCTCCTGCTCGCCACGTGTGCTCCCGATCGAGCACACCCGCACGGAGTGGCGTGGGAGAGTAGAGTGGCGTGATCGCTGGAGGTTGGATAGCGTGTATATCCACGACAGCGTGTATGTCACAGAGCGCATGGCGGGCGATACCATCTACAAGGACAAGGTCGTGTATCGCAACCGCGAGAGATTTGTACACGATACTATCAACGCTGGTCGTGTCGATAGCGTGCGTATAGTGCAGACCATTACAAGACGCGTCGAAGTCCCCGCCAAGCTAACTTCGTGGCAGGCGTGGCGACTGAAAGCCTTTGCGCCCCTGCTGGCTATTGCGCTCGCCCTCGGTGCGTGGGTATCTCGCAAGTTGTGGCTACCGCTACTGCGTGGTCTGTAATTGTCTAAGGTCTGTCCAAACGATAGCCCAAAATGTGGCTATTGGCGGGCGGTGGAATGCACTATGTCGCTGTGTATTCGTGCATTGCAAATGTCCAAGCACTGAGGGGATGAACGCTTTAGCGTGGCATCATTTTCGTGACCTCACGAAAATGGTCTGCGGGTGTTTGGTGGTATCAAAACTTTGCCTACCTTTGCAATGTAGATGAGTGCACGCTTCTACATTGTCCACCCTTAGGGGTGCTGAATTTGAACGAGCTTATGCTCTCAGATGTACGTGATTATTTGCGTAATCTCGCAACGTCTAACAAGGGCGGGGAGGTGTAAACTTCCTCGCCCTCTTCTTTGGAGTTCTGTATAAAAGCGTCCGTGAAAGCGTCCGCTGTAAATAGAATCCCCTCTGTAAATCGCTGATTTACAGAGGGGCTTTCGATATGATTGTACCCCCGAGCAGAATCGAACTGCTATCTAAAATTTAGGAAATTCTTGTTCTATCCGTTGAACTACGAGGGCTCATCTCCTCTTGCGCAGAGTTCTTGTAGCGCTGAGATGCGGGGCAAAGATAGTCATTTTATACTTGCACCCTCGGTGAGTAGCCGCGAGGTCAGAGGCGGAAGAAGTAGTTCAGCGTCGCCCCAAAGTACATCTCCGACGATTGTACATAGGTCGAGCCACGCTTGCTGCTCCAGAGGTTGCCCAGTCCGTAGACGAAGCGCCCTTCGAGTTCGACGCGCTGACGCTTGCCGATGGGGATGCTTATCCCAGGCCCGCCACCGAGCCCCCAGAAGAAGCGATCGCGCACAGCCATACCGTGGCGGGTGGAGTCCAGTGCGGACATATTCGCCTCGCCTGAGCTGGTAGCTGATTCGCCGAGCTGGTAGCCGAAGAACGGCCCTGCATTGATGAAGATGCGGATATCTCCCGAGCGGAAGTAGAGGTGCGTGAGTAGGGGGAGCTCGAGATAGTCAAGCGTGCGGCTGTAGCTCGTGGCGAGGGCATCATAGCGCTCCTGCCAGCCACCCCGGCGGTAGTTCAGCTCTGCCTGCAGGGATGCCCCGCGCTCGACGTCGTAGCGCACGGCGATACCCGCGATGGGCCCCGTATGTAGGCGCTGACGTACCGAGGGGACGAAGGTGAA